CTTGTATGCGTCTACAATTTCGTCAACTCCCTGCAAATTTTGCAGTTTTGCGTAATGTACTAAAATTCTGGGCTCTTGTTGTGAGTAGTCAAATGATCCCCATTTACATTTTTCTTCTGGAATAAATATAGATCTAATCATTGGACCAAGTTCAGGATGTCTTGCTGGTATCTGTTGTAAATTAGGATTACTCATTGAAAATCTTCCTGTTACTGTTCCACCATTATCAGATCTAATTTGATTTATGTCTGCGTGTATTCTACCATTTACTGCGTGCTTAGTTATTGAATCAATAAATGTACTGTGTGCTTTATTTAATTCTCTTGCTTCAGCAATTGCTTGAGGCAATTCGTGTGGATGATTCTGTAAAAAGTTTTTAGTAAAACTAGGTTCTTTACTTTTTTCTGTTCTATCATATGGAAGTTTTAATTTATCAAATGCTTTTGCAATTGATCGAGCTGCCATAATTTCTACATCAACACCCGTTAAATCTTTTATTTTTTTAATTAATTTTTTTTCTCTTTCAATTAAGTTCTTCTTAATTTCATCGGCTCTAGTAAGATTAACCCTTACTCCTTTAAATCTCATATCAATGAGACAAGGAAATAATTTTGTCTCCAGGTTAAATACCTCCCAAAGTTCTTGGGCATATAATTCATTCTCTAATCTTTGCCAAAGTTTTAATGTAGACTCCGCATCACGCTCCGCGTACTGTCCAACAAAAAGCGCTGGCAATCTCCACATATCTTTTTTAGGATTCAATCCATATTCTTTAGCGGCAGCTTGTAAAATTTTTTCATCCTTACCAACACCAGTATAATGTTTAGCAAGTATATCTAATCTATAAGATAATCTATTCTCATCAATCAAAGATGCAGCAATCATTGTATCTACAATCTTGCCTTTAATTTTAAGACCAGCTGATCTTAACCAGCAGATATCATACATCGCATTGTGAAATATAAAAGTAGTATCAGTTTGATTGAATAAATCTTGAAGCCAAGAAAATACAAGTTTTTTGTCCATATTACCACCTTGCTCGTGATGTATTGGATAATACCCTGACCAGCCTTCTACGGCCACCGCAACGCCAGCAATGTGGCCTTTTCCAGTGACGTTCCCCGATCCGAGCTCAATTAAATGCGGATCATTGGTCTCTAAGTCTATAGCGATTTGTTTAGCGCCTCGTAAATCTTTCAATTCTTCAGGCATAACCCATTCGGTCTCTGGTGTAAACAGAGGTATCTGTGTGCTTCTCACTTATAATCCCTTTCAATCATCATCTCAATAAAATGTATTGCTTTAAGCAAATCTTCTTTTTTTCCTTTAAAGGGATGACGACATATATATTTTATAGCGCACCCTTCTGGAAAAAGCAACTTATTCTCCACAACAAATTTACTTGGTTGAATTTTAAATTTTTGATAGTGTTGTCCGCCGATTTGTTTGTCCCAAACTTTACTCATAATATGTAAGCTTTGCCAAAATCTCTTGGATCCAAGACGTGCAATTCACGCTTCGCTCTCGTCGCTCCAGTATAAAATAATCTATGTAATTCATCTGGATCATAACTAAATGTTTCGAGTGCAGCGTTCGTTATATCTTGCATCAATAAGACTTTGTCAGCTTCTCCTCCTTTCGCTCCGTGTATTGTTGACATTATTATACGAGGATTTTTATTTAACGTTTCACCATTCGCCCTCATATTACGAATGTAATTCTCTGTCATAGGATCTAGTCCTTCGAATGCTTGATACCAAACACTACTTATAATTAAACCGTGATCTTTCTCACATTCTTTTAAAGTATATTTATCTTCAGAATGTAAAGTTTTACCTTTTCTAAATCCTTCTAAAACATTTGATCCCAGGTATTCATATATATTTTTTATTTCTAAATGATTTAATTGTGCTCCTTTACGCCAAGATTCCCAGTTATTTAAAGCTAATAATAATTTTAAAGGAATAGAGTTGCGTCCTTTAAATTGGTAATACCAACCTCTTAGTTCGCATACTTCTTTTACTTGATCTAGAAAATGATTTGCAGAAGATAAGACTAACCAATTTCCCTCAGACATATCTACCTGCGTAATGTCAGAATATCTTTTTAAGATTCCGTGTTCTTCTCTAGGTTTATAATTTTTATCAAATCTATTTTGTACTTGATTAATTATTTTTTGAGAAAGTTCGTGTATGGGTCCACCAGGTATACGATATGATTGATCTAAAGTTTGAATGTCATCCACTTCTTCTTTTAAAGCTATGAAGTGATCTACATCAGCACCAGCCCATTTAAAAATAGCTTGATCATCATCACCAGCTATGTAAGTTTTTTCTGCTCGACTCCAAATCTTTCTTACCATTTCCCATTGTAGTAATGATAAGTCTTGTGCTTCATCTATAAATAATACTTCAAATTTATTTGTAGATTCTTTTGCTAAAAAATCTTCTAGTAAGTCATTAAAGTCTTTTAGTCCTTTTTCCTGTTTAAACCTCTTTAATTCTTCTGCTAAAAGAAACAAAGTATTTCTTTCAATGTCTAGAATGTTTTGTCTTGAATCATAGTATTCTAAAAGATCCATTCTCTTTACGGCTGCTGTATTAATAATGGTGAGGTATTCATTGTCAGAATTAAATGTACCATCGCTCTCAGAAAACTTTGCTGTCTTAATAGGAATGCCACATTTTTCTCCAAACTCTTTATAATCATCTGGCCCCATCATCTTTTCTTTAGTCATTCCTAATTGATTGAATGCATAAGAATGAAGAGTTCTAAAAAATGCTAAGTCATTATCCACATCCAGACCAAATTTTTCCGCAGCTCTATTCGCTGCTTCGGTTGCAGCTTTCTTTGTAAAAGAAAAATAACCTATTTGTTTAGGTCTAATCCCTTGCTGGATAAATTCATCGACTAGGTTTAGTAGTGTTGTGGTCTTTCCAGTTCCCGGTGGTCCTAATATTATTGTTTTCATATTGTGTTAGTTTTTTAATTAATACTTTATTGTGTGCTTGAACATCTTCTAGTTGGTGTTCTAGGTGTGCAATTCTTTCTTGCAATTTCATATACCAGTTAATTCCTATTCTGGTTTGCATTAGAAATTTTCTTCTTGGTAAGGAATTTTAGAAACAGACGCATCGGTTTGTTTCATTGTTTTAATTTTAATTAATCTTGGTTGTTGCTTTTTAATTCTTACTCTTTCTTCACAGATAAAAACATCTTTCATTCTTTTTAATAAATTTCCTGTATAGTTTTTATCTTTTTCCCAATGATTTCTTTTACAAAAATTAAAAAAGTCTTCCATTCTAAAATATGTAAACTCTCTTTTTTCATCTGTGTATGGTAGTTTATTAAATACATCATCCATTGTTCTTGCTGATTGTCGATTAGTTGTCCAATCTTGTAACAGTCCTGTTAATTCATTTTCTGGATCTAAAGATTCTAAAGGCTCTACTTCTTGTAAGTCCTGCATCATTGGTTTTAAAAAATGTTGTTTCCAATCTTTTGGTTTTGGAATAGGTACAACTAAATTTGCTTGATCTAAACACGCTAAAGCAAATAAGTTTGGACTATAAAGTTGTTCTGATTTTAATTCTATTCTCTTTTTGTTTACACTTAAAAACCATTGTGGTGGATTAGAAGAATATTTTGTAAGACTTCCAAGAATTGGCATTTCTTCTTCACCAAATCCTACACCAAATCTTTTGGTTCTACATAAACTCGCTTGACACACCGCGTTAATAGGTGCGTCTTTACATCTATACTTGTCATAACCTTTTCGATTTACTGATTTAATTAATTGTTGAACCTCATTATTATTTAATGGTGGTTCCATATATTTCATATTAGCTTTTACAATTTCATCTTCCCAAGAATCTGGTTTAGATTGTTTATAATAAACTGCGATATTAAATAATGCATTATTCCTAGAGCCTTCCCCAAAACCAATTGCTGCCAATTTGTTTAAACAAGGAGGACCCCCAGGAAATGCTTCTTCTATTTTTTTTTCTTCCGTTTTGATATTTTGTACGTCTTCTTTTGAGCAAGCCCAAACATCATAGAGCTTATAAAATTCCTCAAGTGTACAACCGGCGCCATTATCGTTGATAGCATAACGCAGTCCTTTCATTTCATTATAGTAGGGTAAGTTTAAAAAGTTTCCAGTGTCCCCACGTTCCACTAGAATTTCTGTTTGTTTAGGAAAAATTTCGGAGCCTTCATACCCAAGTATGATTGCCATTTGTTTTAATTTTGATTGCATCAAAGATGCTGGAATATTTTCTGTAGTAAATAAAAAGACGTGTGCTCCACCCGATTTAGATCGGCAAACAATTAAGGGTAATTTATTATTCCTAATGTTTTTAGTGAGGCTAAGATGGTCAAAGTTATATTCGTCAATATCAATACACCCCCAACGACAACTATTGTCTTCAGTAATAGGGATGATACCGAGTGCTGGGCCTTTGCCTTCAAGGTGGTCTGACCATAAAGAGTCGGTAACGTCCCCCCTAACAATAAAAGCCTTACCTTTTTGTTTTCCGTTCTCTCCTCGCTCCCCGGGTTGGTATTGTCCATAAGCGATTTCTAATCCTGAAAATATTGATTTGAATTTATCCATTATCATTTCTCAATTCTTTGTAAAGGGGGAAGTTGCCTCCCCCCTTATATTTATTTAGTAAGGAGTTGCGTCGCTTACTTTCTCTTCTACATCAGCTTTTGTTTGAACGCTCCCTTTAGAAACATTTCCGGAAAAGTCTTTTGCACTTAAGTACAAAGCCTTATCCCTTTGTTCTAAAATTCTGTCCTGTGTTACAACCCAGCCATACCAAGAACCTTTGTCGTTCTTTTGTAGCGTAGATGCTAGATTATAAACAACTCCGTGCATAGGAGGGATAGCAAATCCACCTTTGCCATCAGCAATTTGTATGGTTTTCATCATAGAATTCCATTTTTTGCTAACGTTTAATTGAGTTGATTTCATTGTGATCAAAGCAGGAGTATAACCACCTGTCTTT